AGCCAAAGCTCCAGTAGCTGTTACTTTTAAGATAACAGTTTCATCGGTAGCGGCTGATGTAAACTCTGCCAAAGTACCAGTAGAAGTTGCCGTGCCAGTGTGATTGACATAGAGCATTCTTCCCGCACCAGTCAAAGATGTTCCAGTCGTGCCAGATTCAATATTGACCATTATACCAGTCGTTAAAGCGGTGGTTCCAACAATGTTTACTGCTTTACCAGTTGTTAAACCAGCGACAGGGATATACAGAACAGTTCCAGTAGTTAAACCAGAAGCGGTCAACGTCATAAAAGACGAAGTCGTATTTCCAGTGAAGACACCAGAACCAGCGATAACTACAGCAGAAGCGGAAGTAGCGGTGTCGTTAGTTACTGTTAAAGCCGCTCCGTCTGTAGCATAAGTTACAGCTAACGAACCAGCTGAAATAACAGCATTACCTGCGGTTAAGGTTAAAGAAGTTGAACCTGCGTCACCAGCGAAGACAGCTTTATTGGCAGTCATATCACCGGCCTTAGAAAAATGCCAAGTATCAGATGTTCCTTCAATATCGTAACCAGTACCAGCGTTGGTAATTTGAATAATTTGACCAGAGCCAGCACCAGTGTTGGTTAAAGTCATTACATCGTTATTACCAGAGTTTCTATCAATAGTTAAACTCGCTAAAGCTCCAAGCTGTAAGGCTTGGTCGCCTTGAAAAATAGCGTCAAGAGAGGGGGCAGAACTTCCACCACCAGCGGCTCCTAACGTTGTAGAAGTAGTTGTACTTCTAAAAATAAGCTCACCAGAGTCATTAACATATAAACCGTAAGAAGCATCTCCAAACGGGTTAGATGACCTTGTAGAGCCAAACTGCAATAATCCATCCTTTAACTTGATGTTACGGGGAGTAGAAAATTGCTTTCCTTTTGAACTAGCCATATTTTCGTCAAGGGTTGGTTGAATAGATAAATCATTTTTGATTATCCCACTATTAGCCAACCCTTATAAATAAAGTGAATTAAACTTAACCATCAAGCCAGTTATTTGGCTAATATTAGCTAAGTAGTTGAACTATCTCCCGCGGAGGCGACAAAACATCTCGCCACATCATTATGCCCTAAAGCACATAAAGAGTGACCAAACCAAGACAACTGTCTGTTGTAAGGATTAACGTGAACAGGGTCAACGTTGTTTCCTTCTGATTCAATGAATTGGAAACCTTCGCTGTCAGTTAAAGCACGAGAGCTATCGAACATATACCAGTAAGCGTCTGATGTTAAATAGTCCAGTTCAATAATCTTGAACGGAGGAACACCGGCACCGTCATTGTCAAAGCTCTCTGGTATTTTACCGTTCTTAATTGCGGCAAGTATTTCCTTTGCTTTAAAAGAAACGCTTGAACCCTTTTTACAAACTAAGGTGTCAAGGTTAGCAGGATATGGATTACCACGAGGGTCAACCATTAAGGAAGCCGTGCGGATAGCCGCTTTATAACCAGCGTAGTCAAACGGTAAAGAATAAGTAGTTCCGTCATATACGACGTTGTTCATATTCGTACCGCCGTCTTCACGGGTATGGGCGGTTGTAAACGCTTCTAAGCTATCACCACCAGTGATAGTAATAGTCTTGTTACCGCTGAGTAAATCATAATGAGTATAAGTAGCATCAAAACCATTAACTAATCTTTCAGCCGCTAGTTTTTCTTTCTTGCGGTTTAGAGAGTTGTTAATTGACTTCACGATGTTGGAAACATCACGTTTCTTAATCGCAAATTTCCAGCTGATGTAAGAAAACGGAGCTTCAATATCAATCTGCTCTTGGGTGTAAGTCTTTTTGTAAGTTTCAATCGGGACATCTTTCTTAATATTAGCATTTTCAGCTGTGAAAGACGCTTCGGAAAGACCGGAAATACCGGCATCTTTGTCATAATAATCAGTCGTAGTTCTGAAGTTCATAAACTTCTTTAACTGAAGTTCGGGAGTAGATTCTTTTAGAAAATACTTCTGTACGGATTTATCAATGGCGTTAGCACCTGATAATACGTTAAATGGTACTGCCTGAGGCATATAATTAAAGTTAGTTAATTAAGAATCTACGAAATCTGACGGACAAACTGCCCGATGATTTTCTTATCCGCTGCCGCTCCGACCACCCCAGTTTGCATAAACACAGGGTTAGTGACATCGTCTGTGCCAGTGTTATTGACTGTGTTTGAATCAGTCAACGCCATCAGCATATAATTGTGCGCAACATTAGAGTTGTTAGTTGTCTGCGCGAAATACTCTGCGTCGTAATCAATCGGCTCAACATAAGCGACAGTTGCGACACCATCAGTAGCTTTGGTAACAATACCACCGCCATTGGTGAATAAATTAGGAGTAGCAGAAGAAGTAGCCGCGATAAGAGTACCAGCAGTCGTTGAACGCATCAGAACATCTCCGACAGCGTAAGCAACAGCACCGATAACTCTTTCTTTGGCTTCTATTTCTTTTCCACCTACTCTCTGAAAACCTGTAAAGGCCATATAAGTAAATATTATTGAATAAAGTCGTTGACTTCATCCTCATCAAATCCTTCAAATACCAACCCCGGATGGTTAGAAGAAACAAACTTTTGACTTCTACCAACCGCGACTGGTTTATTAGACTTACCGGATGAAGCTTCCTTAGAGCTTCCTGATGTTCCGGCTGAAACGCTTTTAACTTTTTGTCTTTGGGCTTCAATCTTTCCTTTATCAGACACCTCACCAAGTTCCTCTTTCACATCTCTATCCACCTTTTCAAATATGGATTTAAGTTGTTTAGAGTTTTTACCTGCTAAGATATAGTCTGATTTAAGGATTGAATTAAATTTGCCCCAATACAAATCACCTTTGTCTTTTTCGGGAGAATATTCAGGATGTTCTTCTATGAAAACGGATAAAGTATTATTAGCCATTTCCTTATAAGTATCACCCTTTTTGATAAAACCTTTCTTAGCTCCGATAATATCAAACGCTTTATCAAGAGTATTAATACTATCTTCTTCATAGCCAAGTTCTTTTAACTCGGCGTCATAGTCACGTTCGTCAAGTTTTGTTTTATCACCCTTAAAAAGATTCTCCGACTCCTTTTCTCGTCTTTCTCGCTTTAAGCGAGTGACTTCAAGTCGCAAGGCCTTTTCTCTCGGCGTTTCGCCATCAACTTCTTTCAACTCTACGGTTTTTGCCTTAGAAGATTCGGCAGATTCTTCCTCAGATGTTTCAATTTCCTCAGTTTCCTCGTCGTCTGATTCTTCTGACTCTTCGTCATTAGTTTCCTCAGACTCTTCGGTTTCCTCGTTGTCTTTTGATTCAAGAGAGCGAGACTTGTCATCTACTATGACTTCTCCAGCCTCCTCTGCTTCCTCAAAAGCCGCTATGTCATCTTCGGTTAAATCATCTTTTACTTCTTTGATATTTGCCATACAATTATTATTTTACTTCCCAAAGGATAGGAAGAGGTTATATAAATAAATTATAAATAAAAAGGAACACTTTTTAGGCGTTCCCTTTATAGCACACGAAACGGACGCCTATCTATTTTGAGTGCTGAATTCTAACACTCAAATCTAATTAGGCGTCCTGTTATAAATGTTCTAACTACTACCGATTATACCACACTTTATCAACTAATCAAATTATTGTTTTAGAAGCCAATCAAGTGAAACTAGGTGCTTCGGCTCAATGCTAACATCAGCTAATTCGCTAATATTAATCTCAGGGACTTCAACTGTAATATCTTGGTCTAGCAAAGCATTGATTTCATCACTGAATTTCTTAGCGTTATCTTCATCTTTAAACTTGAATTGGTTAGTATCCTTGCCTTCTTCATCTTTAATCTGCTCGGCATAATCGGCTAACATCTCATTGCGTTTCTTATTATATTCTTCTAATTCTGGGTTACTCTTTTTAACGAATAGAGATATTTTATAAGCCGCGACTACTGGGAGTTTTAGCCCCATAATTACACCTAAAGATTCAACACCATCTACTAATTGTTTTAATTTCATATTTGTATTATTTAATTTATTTATTAATTTATCTTTTTTTAATTGTTTAATTATTTTATTAAACATATATTAATTTTTAAGTCTAATCCGACGCTCATATTTAAGGTTACTTGCGACGAGAATACACCACTCCTTAATACTCCCTAAAATATTGTTTGAATCTACCTTTTTGCTTCTTAAGTCTTGCTTATACAAAGCACGATAAGCTTCGTTGGTGTTAGACATATTCATCGGCACTTCAATGGTAAAGATATTGTTATTGACATCATACCAAGCTTTAAATCCGTCCGTAATGTCAAAGTAATACTCAAATATCTCTTTCTGCTTAGGTGATAAATCAACGATGGATTCCTCAGTCTTTTCTTCTACTGGGGCTAAGGGAGCGACTGGCTCGTCTTTATTGACTATCTTTTCCAAGATACCCAAGATACTGTCGTTTTGTTTTCTTACCTCTTGCTTGAAATCGTCAAGCTCTTGTTTAAGGTCGGACTGGATAGGCGGGTCTAATACTGCTGTTTTAGCAAGTTTAGCCTTTGCTCTACCCTCGGCCATTTTTTTCTTAAGTTCTTCGGTCATAAATTTACTCTTTTGTTTTACTTGTTTGAGATACAAGATTATGAATTAGTATATATTAAACTGCCTTATAGTTTACTCTTAGCTTCTTCTTCCTTAACCATCAGGTCTTTATTATTTTTTAACCATTCGTCATACTCGTCAGCGGGCAACGGGTACTCAATGAAGAATTTTATCTCTCCGCCTGCTGGGATTGCTTCTCGTGTCTGTACCATAACCGCTTTCTTTATCATCACCATCTCTCTGCCCTTAACATTTAGGCATTTATCCATCTCCTCATCATCAGCGAATAACACAAGTAAGTTATACAAATCGCTTCTATCTATCTCGGCTGATTTACCGTCAATAGTAATCTTAACTTTTTTACACGGAACAACATTAGGCTTATAATTTGCTTCAATTTTTACTCCATTATACTCAAACTTATTATAGCGCTGTGTCATATTATTGGTAATGTCGTGCCTCAGAATCGGCGACCTTAAAGAAATTTCTTAAATGTTCAACTCCGCCCTCGCTATGCGCTCTCTGCCAGATTGTTTCAAACTCATTATTTCTTTTCATACTGCCAGATAGGTCAATTCCTGCTATGTATTCTTCAAGTAGTTTTTCTAATACCTCCCACTCTGGTTGTGTCTGTAAACTTTGTAAAGATTTTCTGTCGCTATTGGTCATAATGATTGTGTAGCTTTTGTTTCAGCTCCTTTCATACTTCCCATAATCTTTCTTAACGGATTGCTAATATCACTAGGGGGAACGACTGTCTGACCACCTTGCCCACCACTAGAAGCACCCTGTGAGGCCACAGAATCCTCACCTTGAGCGTTTTGGTCTATAAACAGCTGATTCTCTGGTTTAGCTTTCTCGGCGGCTTCTTGTTGTGCCATCTCGGCGGCTTTCTCCTGTTCAAGTTTCTCTGGGTTAGCGACTAGGTCAAGCATATCTTTAAATACCCAATTTTCAGGTTTCTCATCTTGTATTTCTAAGATTTCCTTTAAGGGATAATAAAGAGCTAAGGCCACTTCCTTGCCACCGACAGGGGCATACATCTCGCCAGTCTTTACGTCTAAATGTTGATAGAATAGCGAAGCCATTTGTTGAACGACCGGACTGACTACATTGTAAAGTTCTAGTTTTCTCTGACGTTCTAACTCAGGGTTAGGGCTGACGATGGACTTAGCTTTAACAGTAATCTTACCTTCCCATTTTAAGTTATCCATTGATATTCCTTCACCTAAACGGAAGAATCTATTTTCAGGGCTTTCAACTAAAGACCCGTCCCTATCTTCTTCAAGTCCAAGCTCAATCTCAGGGAAGAAGTTAGCTTCAATCTTGCCGTCTGGTTTTGTTTCTTGACTATTCGCCTTGCCGTTTTCTTTCTCGTATTCTTCTAGTTCCTTAGCACCAACGAAAGTCTTAACCTCTGGGATAGAATAAACTTGATTCATCCAAGACAGAGTAATATAAGCGTCTTGCTCTATGGCCTTAGCGATGTTTAACAACGGGATATTTAAGCGTTTAAGAGCAGAGTCTTTGGCGTGTAGTGTTTCTCCTAAAGTCTTACCGACTAAATTGCCCTCTAGGGTCTTAGTGATACCAGTTGCTTCATCCATATCTTCGTTGAGATGAGCAGTTGCTTCCCACCCTCTGGGGTCATACTGAATTTTAATCTGGTCAATAGTTGTCCCGGCTTGCTTCTGTATCATCTTATCAGGAGAGATATGAATTTCGTTCTCTCCGTTTATCGGTGTGCCAGTAAAGAATATCATCGGGTAAAGAGCCATAGTCAACTGGTCTATGGTCATATTCTTAAAGCGGTCATACATCACCTTGTTATTCTTTAAGAGTTCAAACAGTCCGATACCATAGATAGTTCTAGGGTCACGCATCAGCCAATAAGCAAACCATAGAGTCAACTTGCCGTCATCATTAGGCAAAGGAGAGTAATAAAGTATAGTCTTAGTCTGAGGTATCCAAATAGCATAAAGGTCTTTCTTTTTACTCTCATAGAACCCGACTGTAATCATATCATCACGGGTCTTAGTGGCAGAGTTTACTCCGTTAGCGTCGGTGTTAAGTGAACCGCCTTTAACTGTTTCGCTGTTCTTATACATCCCGAACTCTTCTCTGAAATCTTCTAACGAGTAGTCTTTCTCGTAATACCAGTCATTAATTGAATACGGGTCGGTTAGATTAGCTTTGTCATCAATCCAAGTGCGGTATAGGTCTAATTTCTCTCTGTAAATATCATTAAATTCTACAATCTCAACTTCTTTATACTTATTCTTTTCAGGGTTCTCGGTGTCAATTACTTCTAAAATCTCTTTCTTTCTTTTAAGCAGTCTAGGCAGGGTATGCCCGACAGCAAAGCCATACTTAGCGAGGTCAAAAGTAAAGGCCTTTAATACTTCAATGCTGTTGTTAATCTCCCAGTTTCTTTTAAGTAGTGCCTTAGCGACCGCTGTTCTTTTCTTATACTTCTCGCAAGAAGCCTTTAGGATAGACTCAGGGTTCTGGTCTATTAAAACAGATAAAGCGGTCTGTACCTTTATCAATAGTGTCGGCTCTGATATTGTTGACCGCCAGTTAGCTTTACCGTAATCATCCAAATTAATTATAGAAGATGACGAAGATGCTCCACCAGTCCCCACTCCGTCCTCATTAGCGACAGTAATAAGAGTTTCTGCTCCGTTCTTATTGTTTGAGTAAATATCTCTAGGGGCGTATTCTCTGTCAGCTTGTTTCATTAACTCCTCAAAGTTAAAGCCATTAAGAATATCTAGCTTAGTTTGTTTAAGCACTTCCGTTCGCTTCTCTAAAAACAAAGCCAGCTTGCTTTCCTTTGGGTCAGCTTGGTATGTTTTTACTACCACCTCCTCATTTAAGTTTTTGACATCCATAAATCAAGTGGCGTCCTTGATTTGTATTATATATAATCCGATTGTTTTATTTCACTCTTTTCTCGTTTCCTAGATTCAAGCCGTTCCATTATGCGTTCTTCCACCGTTCTAGGGGCTGTCAGAGGCCGTGTAAGCTCACTAGGAGCGTTTTCTCTCACATAATGGCATATACCAACAGAAATTACCTCATCATCGTGTTTGCCCTCTGCGGCTTCAGGTCGGCCTAAATCGTTCTTAATAAAAGTTAGACACTCTTTTAGGAAACCATCAGTCCATATCCCATATTTAGTGTTAAACTCAACCTGTAAATTATCAAGCATTACTTTTCTTCCTTGCGCTCCTACTCCTGTGTGATAACCCAACTGTTTACTTACGGCGTGAGTGATGTCGTCTATCTTCTCTCGCCAGTAAAGGTTAGGATACTTGTGCTTCTCGTAAAGTTCAGTCAGCACCCATAAGCCAGAATTACTCTCAACCGCTAGGTATGCTCTATTATACCATAACCCAATATTGTTTAAAAACTCGGCATAATCGTCTGGCCTG